TGAGGTTAGAATAGGCATCTTGTATTTTTTTACTATGAAATATGTAATAGAATATACCTTTGCTTTGCTATATGACAGTTCCTCCATTAAAATAATATGATATAATTACTTACGTCTTTTACGATTAGTTCTTCTATGTTTGCGTTTGTTATGTTTTTTACTCTTATGATGTTTTTTCTTATGTTTTTTGGTTTTCTTTTTATGTTTTTTATGCTTTTTATGTCTACGATTTCTTGTTTTTCGCTTAGCAAAACCAGCATCAGGCATATCTTCTTCTAATCTTTCCATTAAAGTTTGCTGAGCACCTGGCGTAGGAGTAACAACTTCTTCAATAACCTCCATTTGCATTGCTGCTGGTGATGGTTTACTAACATCTATATCCATAGCAACAGAATGTATTGATAAATCTTTTCCCATAAACCAATATTCTGCATCTTCACCCATTATTTGGTATCCATAACCACCTTTTCCTTTAAAACCTGTACTATAATATTGTAGTAAAACATTTCCATCTCCATGTTCAGGATTCTTTTCCACCATTAAAAATAACATCCTTTCTCCTTCTGCACGAGCAAATTGTTCTGCATAAGCCATTATAGATGGAATAGGACCATCACTTCTTGGAACCTTTTCTTTATTAAATAGACTTCTACAAACCTCATTTATCCAATATACTTTCTCGTTTCCTGGAATATTATCTCCTGTCATAAGACCAATTTCACCTTTTTGAAGTGTTAATGCTCCCATATCATTTGCTGAAAAAATATTGCTTTCATCCTCTAGAAATCCCATAGACATTATTAGAGCTATTGTAGGTTGCTCATTCGATTTTCTTTTAAACATGTCTACTATCCTTTTTTTATTTTCATTATTAACATTACCATCTTTGAAGCAAATCCCTTGTCCTCGAACCATTAAATCAGCCATAGTTTCGAAGGGAAGCCTTTTTGGAAAATTAATGTTACCAGAACTAATTACATTATCACCCTTTTTTGATCTGCGATTTAATTTATAAACAACAGTAGAATAAGTCATTATATATTTTATTAATATTTTCCTTTTTTAAATATATAAGATGAAGGACGAACGCATACAATCATTAATTGAGAAAACTTATAGTGAAGTAAAAAGTAATAATAAAGGTAAACCAGCAAGCTATATACCGCAGTTAGCAAAGGCTAATCCTAAATTATTTGGAATATGTTTTGTAGATTGCCAAGGTAATGTTTACGAAGCAGGTAAATCACGTGATTCAGTTCCTATTGAATCAATTAGCAAAGTATTTTCACTAGCAATGGCTGCTGATGAGTTAGGTGTAGCAGAAGTTAATAACAAAATAGGTAATGAAGGAAGTTCATTACCCTTTAATAGTGTTATTGCATGCGTATTATCTAAAACGCATACTATAAACCCTTTTGTAAATCAAGGTGCTATGGCGACTACTAGTCTCTTTTATAATAAAAATAAGACCGCATTTAGAAATAAAGTACTTAATAATATGGACAAATATGCAGGTAGAAGTTTGCCTATAGATAAAAAAGTATACAAATCTGAAATGGAGACAAATAGTACAAATATGGCCTTGGCATATCTACTTAAAAGTTTTAATCGCTTTTATGGAGATGTAGATGATAGTGTAGATGTTTATACAGAACAGTGTTCTAAACTTGTATCTGCAAAAGATTTAGCTACAATGGCATGTGTTTTTGCAAAAGGCGGGGTGCATCCTATATCTAAAAAACAAGTATTATCTAAACACGCTGCAAATTATGTATATAGATCATTGCGTGGTGAAGGATTGTATGAATATTCAGGAAGATGGGATACAGATGTAGGCTGTGTAAGTGCAAAAAGTGGTGTTGGTGGAGGAATATTTGTTATTTTAAAGGGTATTGGAGGGTTAGGTATTGTTTCACCACCACTAGATAAGATTGGAAATAGTGTTAGAGGTATAAAAGCAGGTAAAATTATTGCGAATGGAATAAGAAGATTAACTAATAAACATTCTAGATTCTGTCCTCCAAAAACAATAAAGAAAAAACATAAACGAACACATAGAACAACCAAAAAAAATCACTAATAAATATATAATGTCTCCTATACAAACATTCATTAACTCACTACCTGGTCAATTTATTATTGGCGGTCTTACTGTATCTGGTATTGCTGGATTTTCTAATCATTTGCACAACCCCGCTCTAGCTGGTATTGTTGCTAGTGTTCCTATTGGTATGCCTTCAAGTATCTTTGTTAGTGATTCAGAAATTGCTGAGTACTCTTGGAAGCTTTTAGTTATGACAACTGTTTTATTCTTAGCTACTTTTGCTAATTGGTTTTTTATAACAAAGATGAAGATGTCAAAATATAAGTCTGTTGGAATATCAATGGGTATTTGGGCAGGAATTGGAGCAATTTATTACATTGTTTCAACATCAGGTGGTAAAAAATAAATTATCTTATTTTAAAATTATTTTTAAAAATAAGATCATATTAGTTCTTCTTTTTCCTTCCTCTAGTTCTTCTCTTTTTACCTTTTCTTTTATTCCCTTTTCCTCTTGTCTTGTTATTTTTCTTTCTTTGTTTCTTTTTTGCTTTTCTTGTTTTTCTATTTTTCTTTCTTTTTTTTCTTGTTTTCTTTTTCTTACCTCCCATGAAAACATTGTCCGTCACTGGCGTATATACTCCTTGTTCTTCGAAGAGTAATAATTTGTAAAGTATTCGATATATGCTGTTAATAATTGTATTGTCTTGCCATTTTGTCCATGCAAAATCTATTCCTGTTCCTGATTGAATAGCACCTGAATTTTGGAAAAATAGCATAAATAATGGGTCTTTACTCCTTTCCTCTTTTGTTGCTGGTAAGAATGATTGAATAGCAGAAAATGCTAGTAATAATTTTATATGAGGCAATATGAAATACTGGGTGGCCCTCGTAGGATCAGGTTTTATTGATTGTGAATAAGGTATTGTATATTTTAACATTTCATCTAATTCTCTTTTAATAATTCCAATTGGGACTGCAGAATATCTTGCACCAGGAGGTCCTGTTTCAAGTTTACTCTTTAATATTAAATATAGTAACTTCGATACTATTTGTGATTGAATTGTTGGAGGCGATACAGATATATCAAATCCTATGCTATTAGCGTTTTCTATAAGCCAATTGTTATATTCTTTTACTTTTTCTTCAGTATCATGATCAGGATTATCAAAATACGTGTTCATATCATTTTGTTCATTTTCGCTAATTATGGAATCATTTAATCCTTCTAATAAGTCTATATTATTTTCTATATTATCTAAGTATCTTTCCCTAATGGTTGTTCTTCGGATCTTCACCCGTCTTCTAATTGTTGGTTCTGTTTTGTTGGTATCATCGATATCATCGAATCCCCTCTTTTTCCCATTACCTCCTCCTAATTCTTCAAATAAATCATCTATATCATCTCCTAGACTCGCAAATGCATCACTCATAACTTCATTAGCTGTATCTGTAGTTTGTTGGATATGTATATTAGGTGGAATATATGGTATTCTTGGTTGACCTTTTGGATCTCTAATATGTAAATTATTTATCATAATAAATATTTTTAATACTGCGTCCAAAAGTTTAAAATTATAACCATCATATGGGTTACCTTGTTCATCAGTTAGTGGACTCATTTCAGAATTAATAGAAGCAATAAAATTATATTTTATATCGTCAAACACATTATAAGTTCCTAGGAAATCATAATCATAACCAAAAAAATAAATCATATTTGAATATAAGGAAAGTAATTCGAATGTTGCTTGACTAGAGTTCATATTTAAATCAGCAAGTGTTACTTGACCATTACTATTTAATACCTTATATGCTGCGCTATTTTTAACATAGTTTACAAATTCTTGTTTACCATTATTAATTCCAATACTTTCCATTTTTTGTAAAATAACCAACAACTGCCTTGGGTCTGTAAGTGGATTAATTAATGCTCTTGCTTTACCAGACATATTTAAAAATAAATATGACAACATTGTCAGTTGTATCTCTTTTTGCTTAGCAAGATCAGGAACAGCTCCGCCTTTTTGCATTTTTTTTGTTCCACCTTCCAAGTCCAAGTCATCCTCATCAATACCTTCATCTGTATCTGCCTGTTGTCCAGGTAGGTCCGCATTTACATACTTAATACTATTTACTGCTATATCCATCATATTTTCAAACTTACTAATATTGGAATCACCGGAGAACTCATCTAATCCACCCATTTCATTTATTAAATCTATTGCTTTTTCATTCCCTGCAGTTGCCGCTTGAGCAATATTTTCAGAAAGACTTCTAAGAAACGTAGCGCGTTGATCTAAATTATTTACTGAAAAAGGAGATAAACCATTGCCATCGTTTTGAATATCTAATAAAATAGTCAACCATCTAGAAAATGACTCAATTTCTTCAGCAACAATATTTATCTTTGTTTCTGGATCTAGTCCATCAATATCTAAATTATATTTTTTACGAGCCAACCTACTTATATTAAGTCCTTCAACATATGGTTTCCCATTAGATTTACAATAAATTGTATTACAATACTGTGTGGCAGCACTTTGGTCTGTCATAACATAACTTCTAACAATGGTACCATCACGAACAATTCTATATAATGCAGGGCAATCAAAATCTGTAAAATCTTGCAGTACTTTACCATATTCAGTGTCTTCGTTTTCTTTTCTCAATTTTGGCCATGCACTCTCCACTTCTCTTGAAACATAATTTCTAAAACTATTCCCCATCATTTGTTCTTTTGTCCATCCAATATACTCTAAAGGAAAATCTGGGTTTTTTAGAGTAGGTATTGTCTGTTTAACCATGTTTGAAAACATAGTCCAATCATCTGTAGGTTTTTTTACTCCCCCTTGTAGCAGCCTATTATTATTTTGGGTTTGAGATGTTCCGAATCTAGCTCTAATTTTAAAGCCTTTATAATACATTAATTTCAAATAATCTGCTAGTTTCTTCATATCTTTAATTCTAAACTTAAAAGCACCTAATGAAGACTTAGCACCAAACGCTTTATTAAAAACCCAAGTATTATCATCCTGAGGATCTAATTGAAAAATTGGGTCAACTTCACCTAATTGTAAAATATGATTTATAGTAGTTTTTTTATACCCACTTGGATCAGTCGCAGTGGCTGCTTGAACACCCGGAGCAGGCAAAATATTTTTTATAGTTGTTGTTTTAATTTCTCGTATAAGATCTAGTGCCTTTTTAAGATCAGATTCAGGACTTGCACCATTAATTGAATCAGCATATTTTGTAACAAGTCCATTAATTGAAAAGTCATTATCAGATAGTTGTTTTCTAGCTGCATCTAACCATTCATAAATTGCCAAAAACTCATCTAGTTTATCCTGCTGAGGATCACCTTCATATCCATTTCTGAAAATTATTCTTTTTGCCAAAATTATTGCGGCTATGCCACTATCTTCAGCAGCTAAAAGTTTTATATTATTATTATCATCAGTTGGACTATTAAAATTATTTGTGAAATCCTCCTCCTCCTTATCATTTAATGGTGGTATAGAAGCATTTATTTCTTGTGTAAAATATGATGGTTCATTTTTATTTGGCGCGTTTACAAAAATCAAAAAACGTATAGCTGCATCTGTTGATTTGACATCCATTTTAGTAAAAATATCTCGCAAATAATTAAGTCCCATAAGATAGTAATTAGTAACTGTCATACAAACGTTACCTTGTATATTAGGCCCAACTATACTTTTTAATATATTATCAGGACTAGCCAATAGACGTTCGAATACTTCGCATTTAAAATAAATATCTTTCATACCTATTCTACAAATCATTGTAATAAGTTTTTCTATTCTAGATTCAATTTTATTTTCAGTTGCTGCTTTATTACCACTATAATAGTAAACAGCTTTATGGCCATGTTGTCCAACAAGTGTTTTCAGTGCTCGTATCCGTTTCATAAAGTCGCTACTATGACATATTCTATCTAACATTTTTTCTATGGTAGTAGACTTTCTTACTACCTCAAGAGCATCTGCTATTTCTTTAGCCAAACTTTTTGTTATATTTGGATTTCTATACAATTCTATATTCCAACCTACAACGCCACCTTTCCCTTCATAATGCCACATAGAATTACCTCTGCATTCTCTATTGTAAGTGACACAAAGTATATCACCAGTACCAAACAAAACCCTTTTGTAGTTATCTGATTGTAGTTGTAGTTTTTTGTTGTTTTGCAGTTGTGCACTTCTAGATTGTTCCCAATCACCACATCTTTTAATGTCAAATAATAATGCTTGTAAGAAATGCAATGGATACCTCGCCTTCATAGATTGTATTACAGAAGTGATGTTAATCATTGCTTTTTTTAAGGGTGGATTAGGGAGATCTGCATTATTCTCAAGTGCATATACTAGTGATGACAAATAAGCAACAGATGGACCATTTTTTTCTGCTATATTAAAATTAAGCTCGTTTACTTCCCAATCAGATAAACCTTGATTTGTCTCGATTCTAGTACAAATATATAGTTTAAAATAACAATACGTGGATTGTGTATATTGGTCATTCTGACCAATTGCATAAATAATTCTAGTATGTATTATGTTACTATCATCAATATTATACTTCCATGTTAAAACATTGCCTTGTGCTTTATAAAACTTTTGAGCTCCTCCTCCTATTGCGTTAAGAATGGCTATTAAATCTGATTCGATTGTGTCTTGATTGTTTATATCTTCTGTTTCACAAAAATTATATCTATTAAGAGACCCTTTTTTTATACTTTTAATTTGATTTTCCGATGTACCTGCACTGTCTGATACTGTCTGAGGGCAAATATCTGAGGTAACAAATCCATTGTCAAATGCACCAAATATTTTACCCAAACAACCTGATGCCATATCAAAAACAATTGAAGTTTTATTTTCGTCATCGTCACTCCATTTCAACTCTGGATATAAGTAAGTATATATGAAAGAACCTAGTCTTTTCAAAAATATTGGGTCATAAGCTTGATATGACTCTTTTAGAGGATGTTTAGGTTTGTTTTCTCTCCAGTAACCTGATGCAGGTGCTGTATACTCTGGATCCCAATATAAATATAGAGATTTATCATATAATGCAGGTCCTGCAGCAATTGCAGCATTACGATTTGCTTCCTGTGACTCGGGAACGGTAACAACTTCTCCACATATTTCTTTCCATAATTGTGGTCTACCTGTTTTTCCATCTTCATTTTCGCTATTATCAGAATTAGGTGCGTTAACAATTTCTTGGATAGAATAACTTTTTCTTGTCTGTCCAAGTACAGGTGCTAATTCAGGTCTATTTTCTATAGCTTTTACAGTTCTTCTTTCATAATTTGACATTGAACCTACTATTCCATTAGTCATTGCAGCTATCATGTCATTAATATTATCTGTTGGTGTTGGAATACCAATTTTTTTCAGCTCAACACGCAATAGTTTTTCAGCCTGTCTAAAATATGCTATTTTAACTATATCAGATATATCATCACTTACATCGTCTTCTCCATCGTTAGGTGTATTAGATACATTACCAGCAACTCTTTCTCCTTTGCAAAAATCATGGAAACCATCAATAATTGCCATTATCAACGAAAGTGGCAGTTTACTTATTACTTGTTCCCATGCTTGTTGAGGAGTTAAGTTTTTATATACTGGTTGCCCACCAACAGGAAATCCTTGTTGTTGAGTAGACATTTGGTTAACATTATTTGGATTAATTGATATCGTTGTTGGATCATTTGAACTCATAATATATATATAATATTAATAGACAATATATATTATGCTATTTTAAACAAAAAACTTATCTTAATATAAGATGAACAAAAACCTTTGTTTTTTAATTATGACATTGATATTCTTGGTTCCAATTTCTTATTCATTAATTAATATGAATAGTGAATTGACAGTATCAAGATTATTATTAAATAATAATAATACAAAATTAATAGTATTCTCTATATTTTTTGCTTTGGTTATATTCACTTTAGAGTATGAAAAACTAAGAAAAAACAGGTTTTCTTACTATTTTATGTATTTTTTTGGTATGTCATGTCTCTTGTTTTGTTTTTTTAATCCTAAAGACAAGTGTCATTTCATATATGCTATTGTAGCTTTTTTTTCTATAGTTGCATGGTTAATGACTAATGCAAAAAATGATTTATTTTTAACATCAATGTTATTTTTGCAATTAACTTGTTCAGTTGTTTTATTTAATGAAACAATGTCAAAGAAAAATCCTAATGTTTTCAAAGAAGAAATAATATTTTTGTTAATTATGTTTGTTTCATATCTTTATATACACTTCAAAAATAAGTAATAAAATGCAGTTAAAATGTAATAAAACAAAAAATTGATTTGATATAGTTAATATGAAACTCTTCAACAACATAATAATGGCATCTATTGCAACTCAAGTAACTAAACTCGCAACTCAATCTGCTGGCCTTAGGGTAAGGCACACACAATATCACAAAGATGGAAATCACCTATGTCAAGACAGCAATGAATCAGAGGCTACACTAAAAGAGGCTATGAAAGAAGTTCTTCAGTATGCAGAACAAAAAATTACTGACTTAGGAGGAAGAATGGATTATAGAACAGTAATATCCTTATTTGACTGTCAGTCGGCTTTTCATAAGTTTGGCGGTCCAGAACCTAATCCAGAAAATAAAGGTGTTTCTATGAGACCAGATGGTGGAATCATTTTCGCAACATTTGATGGGATAGAATATCCCGTATTTATCGGTGAAGATAAGGTTCAGGGAACAAATGACCTTCGTCTAGCAGAAGGTAAGAAGAAACAGGCTTTAGGAAATGCAATTGAAAGAGCAGCTAAGAATATTCGAGGCTGTGAAATGTTATGTGCTCACATGAATGCATTCCCATATGTTATCTTTGCATCAGGTTGTGATTTCCATAATAGCGAAACAATTGCTAAGCGCATTGAGATGATGAATCTGGGTTATCCAAATCATTATCTTGGTGTGAGTCCCACAACAACATGTGATGACTTAGACGCAGGTTTAGATAAGATGTTGATCGATACTGATGTTGAGAAAAAGTTTGGACATGGTATAGCATCTGTCTATGTAAAAGCACACAAATGGGATGAAATGAAACATGGTTCTTCAAGATGGCGAAAAAAAGAAATATTGAACATAAGCAAACGTGTTATAGATAAAACACTTCGAATTATTTTGAAATAAGATACATAATTTCCATTACTTTATTACTTCTATTCTTTAAATTACGACTACCTTTATATGTATCATAAACAATTTCTTTTTTTTCTACATTATATGGTTTAAATATAGTGTTCCAATCAGCCTTTTTAATAATGCCTTCATCATTATATGATAGCAAAACATATGCTGTTTTTTCAAGACACTCTTTTAATAGTTGGGTCATAGATTCAACAGCACTATCATGACTATTATAAGCTGATCTTTGCCAATCAGCAGGAATACCAGAAACCTTAGATATCTTTTCTGGTTCTCTATTTTCAGCTATAACATTCAACATAAAGTAATTACTTCCATAAGGATGTTGATTATAAGGTGGGTCTAGATATATGAGGTCAATTTCACTAGGTAAATCAATAAGCAGTTCATTAATATTTTTTTTGTAACAATTAGCTGTAAAGTCATGTTGACTCCAGATAGGCATATCTAACCTAATCGGCTTTGTTATACGCTCTAAGGCATTTTCTCCTGCCCCACCAAACTTACCAATTTTTCCATCTTTATAAAATCCTTTAAAAACCCCAGCAGTATTAGCATGTATACTTGCCCTTGTAAGTAAAGGAACTAAACAATAATGTTGCAAATGTTCAGGAACTACCATAGATATATAAGATCTAAGCGTATCAATAATAAGAGCATTTTCTCGTGTGTAAAATACTCTTTCACCTTCTTTTATATCAAATGTATTTTCCGGTGCGTATAGTTTGGATATAATACCCTTTATATATGGACCATTTTCCGCCAATTTATTCATAGAATTAATGTAAAATGCTATCTCTTCTTGATGTTGTTCAGATGGCTTTTCCATAAAGCATCGTGCCATCAAATAAGCATAGTTTTCCATATCATTTGAATGAATATCATAAGCAAGACTAGCCAATTCTCTAGACACTACTGTTGAACCAGAGAACCCGTCTACTATTCTCATTTTTTCCTTACCAAGTCTGGTGGCAACTTCTTGTGCTATTTTTTTAATTTCTCCTACAAGCTTGCGTTTATTACCCAAGCAAGTGAGCATAGTTTGAGTTACAAATTGTTCGTCTGACATAGTTAGTTGATATTACCATAATCATTTTAAGTAATATCAATTTTATCTAGATTTATTATATATATGCCATTTAATTTAATCAATAAAAAAGGAGTGTTAATAAAAATGCCGACTTATGATTTAGATGATAAGATTAAAGATAAAGATATTGTGGATGATTATGCAAAAGAATTATCAATATTTGAAGCAGCAGGTAGAGAGAGAAGGAAAAAAGATATAATAAAGTGGGGTGAAAATAGACAATATTATATGCGAACTATGTTTTATTTATATTTGTTTTCTCGTTACAAACAAAGCTGTGTTATAACTGTTCAACCAAATTGCTCTGATCTTCCTGATATATGTCAAAAATATGGTGATATAATTTTTGCTCTTTACACATGGGAACTTAGTAGCGTTTCTAAAAAAATAGCATATAGAAATTATCAAATTGATTTTGCAAAAGCTGTTGAAAAATGCTTGAAAAAGAAAGACTTAGTAGTAGTTCCGTTGAGATTGTATTTTCCAGGTTCAGGACCATTTAAAGACTCTGCTAGCGGTGGTAGTCATGCTAATCTACTTATATTCAGAAAAAAAGAAAGAACTGTAGAAGTATTTGAACCACATGGTCAAGGCTTTGGAGGAAGAGAAAAAATAGGGGTAAGAGATGCTTATATGAGATTTGTTGAACTTTTTAACAAAAACACAAAACTACCTATGTATACACCAATTATGTCTGAACAAGTTTGCCCAAACATGCGTGGATTCCAGTCTTTAGAAGGTTACAGTAGTGTAACGCGTGCCAAAGGTGAAGGTGGTGGTTATTGCTCAGTTTGGTCTATGTTTATGACAGAATTAATACTTAAAAATCCAACTGTGCCAACTCATGATATATTACAATCCGTATTTAATATGTTAGATATGAATCCTAGTAACGAACATATATACGAAAAAAAAATTAATATAGGCGCTTATTTACACTTATTAATGAGAGGTTATACAACATATATTACTAGAAAAGTAGCAAAGTATAATCAACTTATTTTTGGAGACCGTGCAATGAATGCTATTAAATTAGGTAACATAAATGTTGATTATGGTGGTATATCTAAGTTTAAAGAATACTTTGGCTTGTATCTTGGTTTACAAGCAGAAGCAATATTACAAGATATAACATTTCGAAAATTAAAAAGCAAACTTGAAAAACGGAAAAAATATCCTTTATTTTCGAAATATGGTCGTGATAAAGTAATGGAGTTTCTTGATAAAATGATTGCTCAACAAGATGTAAGAACTAACTTCACTCCAGTAGTGAATCCTAGAGATATGATAGAAAGAATCAAATCATTGAAGTTTAAATCACCATGTCCTCCTGGTCAAGTAAGGAGCGACAAAACTGGTCGATGCATAAAAGCTAAAACAAAAACGCAGAAGAATACCTTAAAAAATAAAAAAGCTAACCAAAAAGTGTTAGCAAAAACAGTGAAGAAATGCCCTGAGGGTAAGTTTTATAATGAGAAAACCAAAAGGTGCAATAAAATAAAACCAGTAAAAAAGCAAAAAGTAAAAATTGCTAGAAAAACAAAACCCAAGAAATCACCTAAGAAAGCTTCACCACAAAAGAATGTTGAACCAATTAAGCCTATTTTGAAGAAACGAAAACGTTGTCCTAATGGAACAAGACGCAATCCAAAAACAAAATTATGCGAAAAGGTCACAAAACAAGGTGAACTTAAAGCAATAGAAAAATTAATAGGCAAAACACGCAAAAGATGTCCAAAAGGAAAGAAAAGAAACCCAAAAACAGGTAGATGTGTGAAACAAAATAAGACAAAAAGGAAGTTAAAAATAGTCCAAAAACTAGGAAAAAAGAATAAAGTAACAATTAAGGTCAAAAAACTAGGAAAACTTAAATTAAAACAAACACGCAAAAGATGTCCCAATGGAACGAGAAAAGATCCAAAAACTGGTAAATGTATGCCAAAAGCCTAATTACATTCTAATATAAGGATCAAAGCAAGGACTATTTTTATGGTCATGTTGATAAAACCACTTATCACAAGAAATACATTTATGCTCTGATTTTGCTTCAAAAAATCTGTGTTTTGCATAAGCATGTTTTGAGTAATTTAAACCACAAAGACAGCAAAAGGGCTCTTCTTTATAAAGAATTATATCAGTAGAAGTTGTTTTACGTCGCTTTTTAGGGGGCTCAGTTTGTTCATTTACTTGATATTTAATATCAAAATCTAGTGAATCAAGTAATTTACATAGTTCATCTGTATCAAGATTGATAATTTCTTTATTACAACCAGATAAATCTTCCATATTGTATTGTTTATTGCTGTAATATTTATGTAGTTTTCGTGCTTTTTTTTCGGTTCGCTTTTTGCAGTAGTAAAATATAGCATTTATTAACATTATACAATAATATATGAGTGATTGGCAATTATATATTATTGAAAACAAAGGCTGCACATATGTAGGCGTTTCTCCTGATCCTGTTAGAAGATTAAGACAACACAATGGCGAAATAAAAGGTGGTGCAAAATACACAACAAGCAAAGGCGCTGGATGGAAACACATATGCTTGATTAGTGGCTTTCAAGATAAGATTCAAGCTATGCAGTTTGAATGGGCCGTTAAACATGTCCCTCCTAGAAACGCCGGTGGAATAATAAATAGGTTGAAGAAGCTTTGTGTTGTTTTAAATAGAGAGAAATGGACCAGTAAAGCACCTTTTTCTAACACCGTTCCACTTACTTTAAAATGGAAAAAACATTATGATTTTGGAGATTATTCTCTTCCAGATTATATTACTGAAGAGGAGGAGCTGCATCATCATGATACACTATTGCATATATAGGGGTTTCAGCAACTATAGTTTGTTCAACATTTTGCATATCCATTACTTTTACAGAATATGGATAAGTAGTTTCCAATACAATATGCTCACCATTTAAGAACATATTAGCAGCTGTTCTTCCATTTTCTTGGGCATATGCATTAATTAAACTACCTGCAACAGGAGATATTGCTGATATTTGAAAGTTCCAATATTGTAATACATTATAATTATAAGCATTTTGTATTGCTTGAATCTCTGAACTAAAATAACTGCTTACATCTGTATTTGTTACAGATGAACTTAAGACATCATCAGAACTACCTGATACAGTAGGAGCAATATTTTCAGTGGACCAAATAACTTGTTGTGCTAGTTGAGTGTTTTCAGAAACAGTAGCTGTTACTGGAGAACCATTTATTGTAACTGATGCTGTTAAATCTCCTTGAGAGTTAGCATTTAAAGTTATAAATGGTTGAAATATACCTCCTTGTGTCATATCTGGTAATGTAGCTGTTATACTTCCACAATTTAAAATAACAGAACCTGTTGGCAAATTATATACTGCATTAAACTCACCTGCTCTAGCTATATCAAACCCTCCTCCCATAAGACCATAATTCCCACTGTCTTCTACTACATTCATATTAATATTTGCTGTTAATGAAATACTGCTGACATTTGTTGTATCAACTGTTGTATATCCACCACCTCCACCACCTCCTGTATCTACATTAACAGTTAGTGGCTCGTCGTGAAAACCTTCTCCTTCTGGCCCAATTGCTTGAAAATTATATACATCAATATTTTCACCGTTTACGTAGTTATTTATATCAATATTCATTTGATAGTAGAATACACCCGGACCTATAGGTTCCATCATAGGTGCCTTTGAAAATGATGGATGATTTATTAAAACTATATCTACCATTCCTCCTACTTCTGCTGTTATATCAACTAATCCAACTGGATTCTCATCATCTAAAAAAGTTGGATTTGGTTCATAAACTATCGAATAAAACTTTGGTGGGGGCATTTTATAATATATAATAATATGGTTTAATCATATTTTTCACTAAATAATATGATTTATTTAAAATGGTGCTTGCTTAATAACTCCATAAATATCACCTTGTGCAATAGTCACCGCATTTCCAAGATAATCTGTTAATTCAACATTATAATTAACTGGCGTATCTATAACTATCTTTTCTCCTACAGAAAAAACATTCATTTCACCTTCTGGTATTTTTTTATGACGAGCATATTGAGATAATATAGAATCTGTTGTCTGAGGTATACTTTGCATAACAAGTTGCCATGTACTTACCATATTTATACCATTATAATTAGTCAGCATACTATTAATAAGTGGTTGAATTACTAACGAATCAGTTTCAATATCACTTGCCGTTAAAGTATCTGTTAAACTATCTGCTGACAAAGGTGTCAACGCAGGTAAAAATGTATTAGTATCTCTATTATCACCAATCATAAACTTAACCATTTGAGCCTCTAAAAGATTCTCATTTGTAGATGCTATTAAATCACTTCCTACAACTTCTGCAATAGCAGTCATGTTTCCTGCACCATCTAAATCAACCAACATATTAACAGCATATGTACCTAATGTACTACCATCTACATCTTTACCAGTAATAACACCAGCAGGTACATTAATATTTGATGCTGTTGGCAAGAATAATGTTGTGCTTACAATATCAAGATTTGTAGGATCAAGAACAATATCGTGAGCTATGGCCCAAGAGTCATCACTGCCAGGGACGATTGCATCATTAACATATGTAATGCTTGCATTTACATTAAACTCAACCTCAATGAAATAAGTATAACTTTGAGTAGGATTAGCAGTTGTACGAGTTGTTGTAAACTGTTGAGCTGAAACTGTAGGCACTAATGCATGTGTTGAAGCATCATCTAATGTATCCATAGTTACAGAAAGAGTACCGGGTACGGAAAAACCAGACATTATACATTAACTTTACATTATTGTAAACGCAAAAATAATAATAATATTATTGAATTATTATTATTTAATTAAAATTAACTAGGGAGGAGATGTTTATGCAGACTGTTTGATAACAGCGAAAACATTTGCGGCATCTACAACCTGGACGGCATTGCCCTGGTAGTCGTTGACAGCAACAGAGTATGATGCAGCGGTTGCGGCAACCATAAGCTCACCTGCAGCGAAGACGGTAGAAGAGTCTTTGCCTCCAAGACGTGCGTGCTGGGAGAGGATGGAGTCAACCTCAAGAGGGATGGAAGGGATGGCGATAGACCATGCAGATACCATATCGGCGATGGTGTATGCAGCCTCAATTGCTGCGAGCTCACTTGCGTAATCACTGGAAAGCTCAGCGGCAGTCAATGTTGCGGTGAGGACATCATCATCACTTGCACCGACAGAAGGGGCACTAGCAGATGGCTTCATGAACTGAACAACCTGTGCGTTGAGCAAGTTCTCAGCAGTTGCTGAGGAGACGGCATCAGCGCCACTGATTGCGGCAGATGCAGATAGAGCACCCTGGTCAGAAGCAGTGAGTGATAGAGTCACAGCGAATGTACTGATAGTGGATGCATCAGTGTCCTTGGCGGTGATGAGACCAGCAGGGACTGGGATACCAGCAGCAGAAGGGAACTTAATCTCCTGTACACCAGCGAAAGTGGCCTTGTTAAGAGCAATCTCAGCCATGCCCCAGGCATCATCATCTCCACCTGAGCCGGATGCTTGGTGGGTGATTCCTCCGTTGATGTCATACTCACACTGAATGTAGTAGGTGAAAGCCTGACTGGTGGTTGCGGCACTACGGACGGCGGTGAACTCCTGTGCAGTTACATCCTCCTGAAGTGCGTGTAGTGAAAGGTCATCGAGACTCGATTGAGTCACTGAAAGCGTTCCTGGTACTTGAAATCCAGACATTATAATATAACGCACTATTAAAATATTTCCAAATATTTTGACTATTATTATTTATTTTTCGTAAAATTACTAAATAAATAATAGATTATGCAGTGTAAATTTTTTTTTCTTTAAACTAACATTTTTTTCTAAACTTTTCCTCAATTGTCATATCCAAAGAACCAGGAACACAAAATGCCCAATTACTTCCAATTTGACATGGATCTAATTTCTTAACGCTAATATAATTGCAAGGATTTTTTCTGGTTTTGTTACATGTTGTAACATCTACTCCATCGCATTTTCTAGTTTTATTACAACTATTTACATAATCACCAAAACAACAATTTTTTGTTCTTCGACGTCTGGTCTTTTTCTTTTTCTTTTTTCTCTTATATGTTGTTCTTCTTCTGTGAAATACTCTTTTGGCATTTTTATCAAGTTTGACTTTTAAACAACCTGGTACGACGAACGCACTATGTGGTCCACCATCTATGGGTCTATACACTGGTTGGGAACTATATTCATACTCTACACATTCATCATATTTGCTGCAATCTGGTTTATGTTTTTTCTCCCATTTCTTTTTCATATGTCTTCTATTACCCGATGTTCTAGCGGTTTCAGCACTAATACATAAAATACTTTTATCAACAATATCTACGCTTAAATATCCTGGTACAACAAATGCTGTTATATTTCCTCCTTCAATAGGTCTATAAGTAGGGTCATGTACTGGTTTACACACCACGTCCTCATCACAACTAGAATAGTCTGTATATGTCTCCTCTGTACAAACTTCGGGACAACTACACTCTTCGGATGTTACATTATCAGAACTGCAACTATCGTCTGTTGTTGTTGTACATTCGCCAGAACTTGTAGTTACTTGCTTATCTGAACATGTTGTCGCAGCAGCTGCTGCTGCTTCCTCAAACTCTTCATTATCATCTTTATATCTTTCATCCAAAAGTGTTATCAATTTATCATACGCTGCTTGTTTACCTCCTAAACTCTCAACATATGCAACTGTTGCAGCATATTCTCTAGGAGTAATAGGTGTACCATGTAAGAAAATATACCATGCCATATGAATATTCAAAATAGCCTGTGCATAAATAAGTGGTTTTGGTTTTTTAATTTTAATTGCCAATGAACCACAGAACTTACTAACAGCATCACCATTACATATAGCTAATTCGTTCAACACTTCATCTAAACGTATCTTCATTTCATTGTATTTTTTCCTGATAACACAAATCTCACGATCAGTTCTAATCCTATCTGTGTAAACATCACGAGCATTTACTAACACATCTAGTATATCTCTATAAATATACAATCTTACATCTACATTATCACCTTGTTTATCTATTACTTCTTGTACAGCCTGATAAATTTCTGTCATTTGATGAATATTTCCAATGTAATATGGTCCAGAATCTTTGTATGCTTTAATAAAGTCTGTATAAAGAGTTTCTAATAGGTCTATTGGTATTAAAGATGTATCTGTTACCAAATTATCTATTTCTTTAATTTGTGTCTCTACATCAATTATCGATGTTGTTGTTGGTATATCAATTGTTGTTGATTCACCTGGAACAGTAACTGTTAATGTACCAGTAGTTACTTTTTCTGTACTAATCAATTGTTCATTAAAATCATTTTCTGGTATATCAATATAATTATTTCCATCATATGTTGATGTTTTTGTGTTAACAACGACCTCAAGTGTAGAAGTCAATCCTAAATCATCAAGTATACTCGCTTCTTCTATAGTAACACTTGATGCAGGGTCAGGATATTCTGTGGGGTTTATTTTATTTTTAATTTCTTTAGTTGTGTAATCAATTGCTATTGTTACAATACTAGAAACTACACTAAAATAAGGGTCTGTATGTCCTGTTGTATACCAATTATTTTGATCTAATGCACTTGCCGTTCTTGATTTTATATTTCGCGGCATACTATTTACACAGTTATTAGATTATAAAGTAAATTAAATAAATAAATCGCACAATATTATACATATGTGGAGTTTTTTCTCGATACAAGAAACTGAGAGTGATAAAAAGTCGCTTTTGTGCAATATATTACAGCTTTCTTTTAGTAATCCAGGTAACAAATTTGTCTGTGCATGTGATGATGAAACATTTGAGTACATTAAGTCAATTGACATAGATAATATGGAAATTGAACATTTTAAAATCGATAATGATTGGTCTATAAAAAAATATGCACATAACTTTATAGAAGTGGTTAAACATATGATAGAACATGAGGAGCATCCTATTTTTATTAGCCGTGATTTATACCTAACAAAAGAAGTACCTATTAATGAAAAACATATTGAACAAGGCCTGGCTTTTATTAAAAAAAGTACTGATGCACCTGAAGTAAAAAAAGAGCTTCAGTATTCAATGGATTTGATTTATATAAAAAATCGACGTTTTATTGAAACTGTTGAGAAATGCTATAAAGAAAAGACTAATCTTTTTGATATTGAAGAAGTAGAACCTGATAGCGATAAAGATACACATGATGTGGAAACAAATAATAATGAATTACAAGAACAATGCAAAGAGGAAGTTAAAGCTGATATCAAAGAAAAAGAAGAAGAGGAAGAATCTAACAAAATAATTGATGGTAAACAAGTAGTAGACACCAAAGAAAAAGATGCTGAAATTAAAGCATATCAAACTGCATGGAGTAATATTCCATTACTTTTTGCAGATATGGATGATGGACAACTAGAAGTTACAGAATATATTTCTGGAGAAGGGCATCTCGCAACAGAAAACTTTTTCGCGTATGACAAATCATGGAAGATAAAAGAAATGACATGGAAAGACGGTTTTAAACACAATGGTAATGAAATATGGGGTATGAATATTAGATTGGATGAATTAAATCAACAAATTAAACATTTAAACAACCAACTTGTCAATATGCTTCTTCAGAATGAACCCAGATTTATGCCACTACTGAATATGCGATGGTCTGGTAATGGTATTCAAGTTCAAGTTCCAAGAAAAGAAGGAATTGCACATTGGTCAAGAGAAGATGACAACGGATTTTATAATTTTATTGAAAATATTGCAAAAAAAGGCAGCTTACTTGATGATAAACCGCAAGAATGTATAGCTGATTATTTCCTTTTTAACAATCATATTTTATTTGATAAACCAGATGTTAAATATATAACAAATAATATGCGTAAAAGCTTTGGTATCATGTACTTTGATTATTCCAAAGAATTATTAGATGCTTTTGAGTCTTTTGACAGTAAAATCAAGTTTGGTGGATACTATTGTAGTTATCCAAAGGTTCTAGATTCATTTGAAGATTCTGCTGATGTAGAAAGATTAGGTACAAAAGCACTAAAAGATACTGACTACACAAATGAAGAAGAGTTTAAATTATATCTAGATGACTTGGCAACATTTAAATATGTATCAGTTGACAAAGATACTCCTAGGAGCAGAATTGCTGAGTGTCTTAAACTAGGTGTTGTTCCACGGTTACAAGATGATTCGCCTCTATTAGATCTTGAGGATATTGCTAAAAACGATGAAGAACACTGGGAAATACTTTCTAATAAGTGTAGAGAGTATTACTCTGAGCATTTAACAGGAGAAAAAATGGCAAAAAAATTAATGTCATTTGTTTTTAGTAAGTAATATTTTTATATGGTGAATTAAGTGTAGTGATTTCTAAGTTAATTGTTATATCACCATTGGTTAAATCTAATGGTCTGCCAAACTCATCTAATAATCTTAGTCTTAATTTTTTTATTCTAACAGGGCCAAAATATTTTCTAGTTTTAAATATTTTGTCTGATGAATCTTCAAATAAAAACTCGTTTGTATGCACAGCATTTGGTATTTTTGCTAAGAGATTTCTAATATTAAATGAATGTTCTGTTTGGCAATTATAACTCAAAACTGGAGGATTATTATTATTGAAATCATTTACTTCTAATAAGAAAAATGATGAGCCTATTAAATTAACTGCTGCTTCTGCATTATATCCTTCTAATAATGTCATTGTTGTTTGCCCCGAAAAAATGTAGTCTTTGCAAAAATCATAATACCCTTTCCTGAATCCAAGTAACCACCCCAAATTGTAATATAAATTTCTTTCCGGATTATCAGGATATCTAAAATCTAAATTAAACCCAAAGCCTCTTCCTGCTGGAGGTGTTACAGTAACAGGCGGTGAACCATTTGGTGGAGCGTAGACTAAAAATCTAAGCTTACCAGTAAGAGTATTATAATTTGAACGTACTGCTTGTAATGCAGGTGGATTTGTTGGTTGTGAAAATATTGTATTTAATGTAGTATTTAATTGACTAATATTATAGGTTCCTTGGCCAATTTCAATAACTGTTTGATTAATATTAGAAATATCAGTAATTGGCATATCCAAAATTGGACATGTTAAGTTTGCAGACAAATCATAATCAAACGTTGTAATTGTAAAAACATTACTTCCATTTTCAGGATTAATAGGATAATAACCATTCATCATTTCTACACCAGAGAGCTTCATTGAAACAACATCCTTGAAAGGATCTTTTAATTCTACTGTGAAATCACTAGTATTGCCGATATATCCACCTGTTACATTGTTATTACATGCTAGTGTTTCATTTACAATATTATTTATATGCGTATTTCCACGACATTTAACAAGGTCGTTTATTCTATCACCTTGTGTAATTATGTGCCTTTCATTATATTCAGGACGAAACTTGCTATTAATACTTAAAAGCGTTGTAACAGATTGCCTATCAACAGGATTAACATCTCCTCTGGCATATTCTAAATTGTGCGTATTAACTGTGGTATACTCTGGTATTCCAGGAGGTAAACTACCTCTGTATAAAACTTTATTAACGTAAATGTCTTTTTCATCTGGACGAGTTTCAATAGCTTCGTGTATTCTAGGAAGAGGAGGTAAATTGAGTCCATCCCTCATTTCTTCACTAATCTCCCAACCTTTAAAAACGCAGATACGCAGAAAACAGCTCCTAAAGAACTGTAATATATCGTCTAAGTCTTCAATATCACCATCAGTATTTTTTAATCTATTAATAGTCTTATGAACTCTTTGAAATAGAAGATTTACTTCAAGTTTGTCATCATTATTTAATTTTAGTAGTTGCAAAATTTCATTATTACTGTAATTATCTATATCAGTATCCATAACTTGTATATAGTATCAATCGAAAATGAAAACTTTTTCTACACGATATTTATAATGAAACGTTTTTGTAGTTCATGGTGTTATGTTGCTATCGTATTTTTTATTGCTAACTTGTATGTTTCCTTTACTGCTGATAAAACAGAAAGAAAAGAAAGACTGTATGATACATTAACTCAAGAGGGTATCAAACAGTATGAAGCGATTGTTAGGGAAAGACGCGATATATATTTAAAAGGCTATATATTTGGCTTAATTATTTCAGTATTGTTCTTATATGGAGCAGAAGGAATAAAGAGAACTTCTATGATTAATGCTGGCCTTGTGTGTATTGTTGGAGCAATAACTCTAGTATGTAATTATCTATTTTATATTATTCATCCTAAGTCAGATTATATGGTTCTTCATTTAAATACCAAAGCTCAGCGCGAAGCATGGTTAGATATTTATAGGCATATGCAGTTTAAGTATCACTTTGGGTTGGTTCTTGGCTTAGCAGCAGCAATGTTATTTGCGAAATCAGTTTGCTAACTAATTTGAAAATGACTAGGTAGACGGTATGCGAAAAAAAAAATCTCACCGAAAAATAGTTAACTTTAATTTTGTTAAGTAAGTTTTTGAACAGTGGCTTCGCCACATGCCACATAGTGGCTGTTCAAAAACTTAAGCACATTAATTATTATTAATTCCACGATTAATAATAATCTCGCTGCGAGCAGGATTTGAACCTACGCGGGCAGAGCCCAGTTGATTTCTAGTCAACCGCCTTAACCACTCGGCCATCACAGCTCATATAAATACAAACATTTTAATTTAACCCATTAACCAAACACCTGCTATAATTAATCCCAACCCTAACATCTGTTCCTTTGATAACTTCTGTGCAAAAAATACATAACCTATTACTGCTACAGCAATTGATGTGCCTGCATTCCACAAAGCATTTGCTATAGCTAATTTTTCACCTCGTATTAACATTAAATAGTATACATAACCTACTACAATGTACAAGGCTAATCCTATCATCAGGAAAAACTTTCTTTTATCATCTGCCATTTTTTCCAAGAAATATTGTGCTGCTGTTTCCGCAGCAATAACTAATAGTAATAATATAGCTCCGTCTTTTTTAAACATGTATATATTATATCTTCATTTTAAACACTCATAAATCCTACTCCTATTACAGTTAATATCATTCCAAATATAGCCATTTTACTCATCTTTTCTGAAAATAAAACAAAACCTAATAGTGCTACTACCAAAGTACTAATAGCATTCCATACTGCATTTGCTATTCCTAAATTACCTTTGAAAAGTAGTAAATAATACAAATAAGCCATTACATTATAACAAATAATCCCTGCAACTAAGTAAAGATAATTTTTACTATAAGTAGCTTTATCTAATAACAATTGTGCTGATGTTTCAATTGTTATAATTACTGCTAATAATAATGCTATTTCTAATGTTATTTTTTCTGATTTTGCCATTATATTATAATTCTAGATTTTAAGTATTCCAATTTTGGATACTTAAAAACTTTGGTGCCCGACTGAGCTAATCAGGCCCACCTATTTGGCTAAAAAAAAATCATACTTTATCCATGAAGCAGGACAGTGAAGTCCCCATTATAAATCCGGCGAGAGTGAATCGAACACCCGACCAATTGATCTACAGTCAACCGCTCTACCAACTGAGCTATCACCGGATAAAGTATTGCCTATTTGGCATATATTTTTATGTTTTTTTCTTTAAATTGGTTTATTATGTTATTTTTTTCCGCAAGCTATCGACTGTATAAAACCTAATCTGCACTCACCATTACAGCAACAACACATTACTAGTATTATTTCTATTAATCCTACAATTATTGGAACTATTGTCATCACTATTACATTTCCATCATGTTCAGATGTTATTGCACCTACCATAAACATTGAAAACAACCCTATTATCCATAGGAAAGATACTATCCATAATGCCTTCACTACATAAAGTATATTACGCAAACTATTTCTCATGTTTATCATACACCTCTCTGTAATACTATTTCTGCACAACTTACGACTTGACTGCACTCCTGACTCTAAATCTATCTCTTCTACATCTCTTTCCTCCACTTTTGGATAGACCTTTGTCTTAACTGCTACAGAACTACTCCAATCATCCTGTCTACAACATGGACACTTTTTATCTTGACCATATCTAGATAAATTATTGTAGCATTCATGGCATATAGTTCCTTCTATACAATATTTGCATTTTACTACTATATCTCTTTTCTCATAACATACACAGCAATCTTTCTTCTTTTGAAAACAATTCATATTTTGGTAACATTTGACACTTATGTATTAGATATTTATATATTGATTTTTTTCAATTTTATAAATTACTTAACGTAAAATAAAGCCAATTAATTTTTACATGTATTTCAAAAATGACTTTAACACTTTAATCTCTCTTATAATAGTTATGCAAACACGACAAGAAGAACAGGATGTTATTGAAACTTATATTTTAGATGATCCTACTATTTCTAAGTTTCACTCACTTTCATTAGCTGAAAAAAAACGTGTAATAAGACTTGGTATGTTATTTATTGAAAATGGAAATACTAGCACCCAACTATGGGAAAATGATGAATGGGATAAAAAGCTTCAAAATACTATTAAATCTTATGAAGAAAAACTTGCATCAATTCAATTGAAATTAGATAAATCTAATCTTGATTTTAAAGATTATTGCTCTTCTAGAGATAAACATCAACAAACTCTTATAGATAGTGCTATTGTTGCCGAACAACAAAAATATGCTTCTCAAATAAAAGCTTTACAGGATACAAATAATTCACTAAGAAAGGATCTTAGTGATATTCATGTCACACTCGAAGAAAAGTTCAATTCTAGACTTATGAAGACAATTGAACAATATAATGACAAAATGGAGACTATGCGACAAGATTATGAAAACAAACTTTCTAGGACTGTTAATTCTACTTTAAAAGGTAAAGATGGAGAAGTTTATGTTTATGGTAAACTCAATATGATGTTTCCAAAAGCAGATATTGAAGATACACACAATTTTCCTCATAGGGGCGACTTTATTATGAGAGAAAATGGTTTTACTATGATGATTGAAACTAAAAATTACTCAAAAAATGTGCAAAAGTCTGAAATTGATAAGTTTTATAGAGATATAGATGAACCAGGTAATAGCGACATACAGTGTGCTGTCTTTGTTAGTTTACATACTGGTATATGCAATAAAGATGACTTTCAATTTGAAATAAGAAATATGATTCCAATATTGTTTATACATAAGTTGAATGAAAACTTTGATAATTTATTTCTTGCTGTTAAGTTTTTCAAACTTATAATAGATCAAACCGGTTTAGATCTATCTAGTAAAGAGGTTTTGGATGCGTTTAAAAATATTTCTACAACTATTAAACGCAATTTTCGTAAACAAAAAACAATTCTTGATAAATATCACTCTGAACAAATGCAGTTAATTACTAGTCAGTCTACAAATATTGTTGATCTCTATAATATAATTAAAGTAAAGTACTAATATTGGTATAATTGTTTCACTCTTAGTGTAAAACTCCAATCTCTTCCATTCAGATTTACTATATTACCTTTATCATCTATCAATCTTGCTCTCAATCGTTCAATATTTACTGGTCCAAAATATTCCCGTTTATATGTACTTAGTTGATTAGCCATTAATACAATATTTTTATTTATTTCGGTGCTGTCAATTACGGGTATAATACAAAATGCATCTGATGTTGTTGGAGCTGTATTTCTACTCCTTGATTGCCTTCTACCTTCTACTATTGTATTTAAAGTATATAATTGAGCTTGTGTTAACTGTCTTGGAGCAACCTTACTAAATACCGCACCTTCTCCTGTTGTGGCACAGTCTAAATTGTTAAGGCTTACATATTCTGGTATTGATAACTTTTCACTTTGTTGTGTTGAGCTTACTACTCCTGTATTTAATCTGTTTTTATTAAAATCATCAACTACAATAATTAGATTAGAAATAGGTTCTATCTGTGGAGTTGCATCTGCGTTATAAGGTATACCGCTTGCATCTATTGTAAGAAAAACATTATCATTTTCACTTGGAGTTATTCTCCAGCCAGCTGTCCATCCAAATGAATTATTTGGATACATTGTTGTAATGCACCCCTGACATGATACTCCTGTATTACTAGTATAATCACTAAAGTTATCGTCTCTATAAAAATATATTTTATAACCATCCCGTGAATCTGGACTTACACTATCTGGATTCCAAACAAACTTAAACTTGTTATAACGATTATCATAGTTAAAACTAAGATCTATTTGTCCATTCCCAGGAGCGCCTGCTTGTAATAAATCATTAATATGATTTGATAATGTTTGCGGAGTATAATTACCAGGAGTAATATTTATCAAAGTTTTTTCTGAGTTAGTTAGATTATCTATAGCAAAACATGTATTTCCATAAAATGTATCGAAATTATACCAAGTTTTTGGTATATTTACTGCTTCTAATTGAATCTCTGTTACATTTGTCAAGTTTTCTGATAATGTAACTGTGAAATCTGTATTAAAAGATGGTTTACTTACATCATTTCCTGCATAAGGATATAGATTCGTTCTATATTGACTATCTACAATAACAACTCTTTCTATTTGAGTTTTTAAATTAGGATTTATAGTACCTTGAACATGTGGTAAATTATATGTTTGATTCACTCCTAATCTATTTTGTTTCATTTGAAAATGACCATCAGCATCATCAAAAATCTCTACCTTATCTTTTCTACTTGTAACTTTATCACTTTGTACTGCATTTCCACTTTCAAGATATTGGTTTTTCCACCATAATTGTAATTGTCTATCAGTATTTTTTTGAAATATATTCCCCTGCAATGCTGATTCCTGACTTTTAATTATTTTATCTCTTGCTAATTGTAAAAAATATTTTAACTCTCCCTCTGTTTGCATTTGTATTACTTTATCGGCTATTACTGCTACTTCCTCTGTAGTAGCATCTTTTGGTATATCAAATAATTCATATAAGTCTGGCACACTCCAATTTCCAATATTTAAATCTAGTTCTTGTTTCAAACTCATTTATATTATACTTTTAATAGAAGTAATTTTATATCTAATTTTCTTTAAAAATACTTCAATACTAAAATACTTAATTTAATATAAAATTGAAATGGATTTTCAAAACATTATTATCTCTACACAAAATACTACTGAATCTACAAAGATATACTCTGAAAATATGTCTGCCGAATGTCCTATCTGTATCTGTGATTATAATAAATCCACTCGTGCATTGGTAAAATGTCCACATAATGATTGTGGGTTTGAATCATGTAAGGGGTGTGTAAGACAATATCTTCTAACAACTACACAAGATCCTCATTGTATGAAATGCCATAAAGCATGGACACATGACTTTATGGTGGACAACCTAAATAGGTCTTATTTGAATGCCGACTATAGAAAACATCGATCGACTCTTCTTGTTGATAGAGAAATTGCTCGTCTTCCTGAAAGCATGCAACTTGCCGGAAATGAAACAAAGGCCAGAGATCATGATAAGGTTGCAAAAGAATTGGACACAGAAATTAAAAAGATTCGCGCCCAAATACGTGCTCTTGAAATGAAAAAACACACTGCTCTTGATAAAGCTTGGAGACTTCGTAATCCAGGCAAAGAGGAAAAACAAAGTGCAAGATTTGTTATGCCATGTCCTAGAGAAGAATGTAGAGGGTTTTTGTCAACCCAATACAAATGTGAGATATGTAAGTTTCATACATGTTCACAATGTCTAGAGGTTATCGGTGAATCAAAAGAAGGTCATGAATGTGATCCTGATACTTTGGCTACTGCCGAAGTAATCAAAGCACAATCAAAACCTTGTCCAAAATGTGGAGAGAGGATTTCTAAGATTAGTGGCTGTGACCAAATGTGGTGCATTACCTGTCATACTGCTTTTAGCTGGAGAACTGGTCAAATTGATACTGGTGTTGTTCATAATCCACACTTCTTTCAATTTCAACGCAATAATGCAAATACTGGAGCAGCTGCAAATCGCAATCAACTGGGACTTCATCAATGTAATCAAAATCAGCTTCCATATTACTACAATTTTAATAGGGCTGTTCTTCGTAAAATATCTGACGTTACTACAAAAAATCAGATTACTGATCTTTATCGTATTGTGGGTCACATTCGTGGTGCAGAAATTGTTCCTCTTAGACAAAGAATCAGAAATCTTACTGATAATGGAGGATATCGTGTTAAATATCTTCTCAATGAAATATCCAAACAGGATATGGCAAAAAAATTGTTCACTAATGATAAAATTAGACGGCGACTTGTTGAAACAATTAATGTTATGGACGTATTGGAGACTGTTGGAAAAGAAACACTTATAGGGTTATATAATGCTCCTGATCAAGATCTTACTCAATTAGCAGTTGAAGGTACTAGACAAATGACCGAACTAATAGTATACTGTAATAGTCAATTTGATAACATAAGCAAACTTTATAAAGTACAACAAATGTATATTGATCCTAATTCATTCTCATATAGGTATTTCAAACGATAAAAATAAAAATATAAAAATTAAAGAGGTGGAGGCAGTTTTTTATTTATATCTTGATATAAACATTTCTCTCAACTTTTTTGTGAAATCTATATGTTTATTTTTAACTATCCATTCTGGCATACTTGTTATTCCCTGACCTCTTTTTGAATGCCTTGAACCTTTAAAAAGTAGCTGATCCAATATATTAAACACTTTTTCTTCAGCATCATCTAATTCTTCCCTATCTATTCTATACTCGCTTTTGTATGTATATCGGTTATAGTTACCCCATTTATATATACGATATTTATCATTCATAACACGATTTTTTACTAATCCGATTCCCATTATATGATTAATATCATTATTCATTTCAAGTATAATAACTAGTGCACCTTTATAAATATCGTCTTTCATTTCCATAGGTGAACCATAAATACAGCCTTCCCATTCATTTGACCTTCGCCACATCATATTCTGTTCCCAAGTTTCATTGTTAAATCTAGTTGTAGCTATAAATAGTTTCATTGATATTCCGGTTTGAAATAATATTGAAGAGAGATAATACTTCAATTTTATCTCTTTTTATATAAATGAACGAATACATAAAACGTGCAATTTCGTATTTTCTCTCATTAACTATTGTTACAATCGTTATGATATATGTTCTTAACATACCAGGTTATCTTACTGGGGCTGATAAACTAATCGACGAATATTATTACAAAAATATGATAAGCAGCTTTATTTTTGACATATTTCTTTGTGCTATCTACATTTCTATCGCCATGATGGTCACTAGCTATTTAAAGATTAAAGATAATGCATATGAACTTCTTGCTGTTATGGCAACATGTGTTTTTGTTTCTACTTGTTTTATGGTTTTATTTAAAAATGGCTATAAAAGGGGGTCATTCTTTTCTAGATGGTTTGAAAAAGTAGGGTTTAGAGCAGTTATATATGATACCATATTAGTATCTACCATATTTGTCATAATGAAAATTATATATACAAAAATATAATTTGATAAAAATGTGCAGTATGTACAGTATGTACAGTATATACAATTAATTAACACTTACCAATTTTCTAATACAACAAAGAGTGTTATATCATTTAACTCTTTTTTTGGATGATATTCACTATTGTATTCTTTCATACATGTAAGAGGGGCATCATCATGAAGTCGTTTTCCAAATGGACTATACATAAGATGTATATATTCTGGTTCAGGGCGGGCAATTGATAGGTCAGAACGAACATATTTTATATTTTTTTCTATTTCTTTTTTGACATCGTATACTTTTTTTGTTTCGGATAAAGCAAACTTAATAGTTTTATGGTTATTTAATTCAGTAATATCTTGATTTCCTGCATGCTTTATCGTTATATTTATAATCTGCGCATTGCGTACATTATTGATCTCTTTTTTCCAGATTTTCTCCAAGTTAATTATAATTAATGCAATTATTAGTATGATTATTATAGCTAACATTTTGTTTGTAATTGATTTGTTTTTGAGTACTGTTATTTAAATACTTATTATGTTATTTTGTTTTGATACTGTAATATCTAGATTAATTAAGGTTTTCATTTTTTTATTTTGGTTAAGTCGGGATATAGATTAATTTCTTTTCACATAAAATAACATATTTTAAAAAAAAATATTTTTTTTTCTCTTTTTAAATTGAATTATATATTGACTTACACTATAAAAAAAAATGAAACTATCTTTTTTTTTTGAAAAAGTATCATCAAAACAATAAATAATAAGACAAGTCTAAAAATAAAACATGTCAAAACAATATTACGATGATATGATGATAAATGAATATTTATATGATGAAATTGACAGTCATATTGATATGAATGACTGTTCAAATCACTATTATGAATATCTATGTACTGATAAATGTAAACAAGAAGGAAAAAATGAAGTAACTGTTTCGTCTGAAGAAATCGCCAATTATATAATGGACGATATAATGGAAACTGTCAATGAAGTAATTACTTACAGAGAAACACACAAAGGGGATTATTATACAAGAAATTATGGTATGATTCCTGAAAAGGTCTATAGAAAAAATGGAACTGTTAGTGGAATACTATATAAAACTAATTCAGTTGAAACAAAAAAAATATGGGGCGATTGCTTATTTATAAACTATTCAGAGGATGAGAATGATGAAAATGATGAACATGATCACGGAGACGTAGCTGACTATCATCGTGAAAAAGAATTATATAGATATTAATTTACTGAACATAGTTGAACATAGTTGAACATAGTTGAACATATAAAAATATTGCTACTTATTTTTGTTTTGAATGAAAATAATATACAAAAAAAAATAATTACATACTATAAATGCAAAAATATCTTTATCATTTACTTATTTTCGTAGTTATAATTTTTAAATTAGGCTTTTTAATTAGTACACTCGCGTTCAAATACTTAAAACAAACAGAAAGTCTTGATGAAAAGACATTAAAAATTATGGAAGACATCAGAGACCAATTTTTGACTGTTAGCGAAGTATTAATGTATATTGTTTTAATTATTGTATTCTCTCCACATAGAAAATCAGTAGACATCAAACTCTCAAGAGAAGAACAAATTATAGCTTTTGCTATAGGTATACTTGGTATATTCAATACTAATTGGGAAACATTTAAAAAATTGTTTAGTTATGGACGTAAAGAAGTAAGTGAAGTTATGAATCATCTTTAAATTAGATCTAATGGGTCTTTGGTTTCTTCTTTTTTGTCACAACAGCAAGCTGCAAAGCAAGATCCACACATAAATAGTATAGCTATAGCTAATATCAGTGCCAAAAGTCCAACTATTATCCAGAAGTAAATATATGAAAGTATATGCACTTGATTATTCATAAGATTATTCATTGCACAATCATTAAATATTTCGACACATAGCCATATAAATATTCCTAACCCCAAACATCCTACCATTTTACCGAAAGGGCCTTGATTTTCTTCATCGGTTTTACGATTGAATAGCATATTAATTCCTGTTACTATACATGTTGAAAGCAATGCTGCCCATAAATTGCTAGTGCTACATTGTTCTTGTATATCTTCATTTGAATTATTTACTAATGCGATTATAGCAAATATTTCCCAAGTAACTAGTCCTATTACAATAAGCGTTTTTAATAGAATGAATACACATAAGCTGCAATCTTCATTATTACGTTTAGCAGTCTCTTGATTATTTGACATTATTTGATTGGGTGTTATATGTGTTTTCTTGAAGAGAGTAGGTGAGTTATCAGACATTCATAAATAAAATTACGCTACATAAATAAGTTCCTTTCAATTTTTTATTATATATTTATAATTAGTGTTAAAAATATATAATTTATATCAAAACTTTAAACGTGTAGTTTTTCTTATGTTGTTTTTTAATGGCATTTCTCTCTTCAACTGTTAATCCAAAGTAATCCGACAATGAATCAACAGTAAGTATATCTGGAACATTATCCAGTTTGGTAATATCTGGCAAAAGCTGAAATATATACTTCTCTAAGTATTTCATTCGATAACGCGTTGTTTCAAATAGATAAAGTGCTAATTTATTTGAGAAAAATGCACATAATCTCTCTAGTACTTCATCGTGATCTGAAAGAATAACATAATTATCTCTATTTGAAATGCCGTATTCTCCTTTATAATCAACAAAAGGAAATCCATACATTTTATGACCCATTATTATCTTTTTCTTCCCATAAAATGCCATAGGTTTATTGCTATATTCAATCACCGGCTTAGCATCTAACTTAGATAGAACTGTTGTACGAATATTTTTGTATGGATGGTCTTTTGAATATTGTTTGCAGAGAGAAATTGTCTTAGAAGGCATATTTGTTTTGTATACTTTGGGTAATTGAAATTGATTTTCTTTTATTTTAATTTTTTTTAAAACAGATGCACCAAATACTGGTAGCGGTTCATTAACACCAAACGGATATTCAATGTATCGATTCAAATCTTTATCAAAAATATCTATTACATTATCTGAAGGTTTATTTAATAGATGAAAATAACAGGTCGGTGTTTGTGCTTCACCTTTAAAGTATTGATTTGTTTCAGTATTTGTTAGGCATTTAAGTTTTCTAATTTTAAAACTAGTTAGATAATGATATGTTCTGGCTTTGTCTGGCTTCATCCAAATTGATGGAATTATTACTAATAAACTACCATTCTCTCTTAGTAATTTAATTGAATGTCGAACAAAAGCAATCCATATAGTTTGTCCATCTCTTTTCTTTGATAATTTACTATTTGTCGGAACTTTCTTTATTCCATTACAGTTATATGGTGGATTACCTATAATATAATCAAACTCTCCTTTTAATTCTAGAAAATTACCAGCAAAAATATTTGCTTTTTCTCCGAACATCTCTCTTAGTTTCAATATATTTTCCTCTCTTAGCTCAGATAAATGTAACATCTTTTCTATTATATGGTTTTTTCTAGCTTCACGTTCTTTTATAACATCTTTTAACCCTTCATATAGTCTCCAAAAAAGGTTTATAGTAAAAAATCCTGTTCCTGCACCTGCATCTAACCACTTTTTATTTGGATCTGAAAATGCCTCTTTTGGAAGCATATCATACATATCATCTATCAGACTAAATGGGGTTAATATTTCTCCATATAATAGCTTTGCTTCTTGATTTATAGAGAGATTTTGTTCATAATCTTCTTGTTTAATAATTTTTATCGACATATAATTATAAAAATTACTATTATTTATTATTTGTTACGCAGAAATAACCCATAGTATTAAACCTATCATAGCAGGTATTACATATAAATCTAAATGTGCAAATAATGCTGTTAATGTAACAAGTATGGATAAATGAATTATATGATATATACCTCTTTTTTCATGATGTGTCAAATTATTATTTGAATAATAGTCTGCTCCTAATAAACCCAAACTTACAAACAAAAATAAGTATTCTATTATTTTAGTTTTCAACAAAGAACTTTTAAGTTTTCCAATAATATTATTTTTATTTTTAAGTAAAAAATATATTGTTCTTGATGCATATGCAGCTAATACTACTATCAATAGTTTATGATATATACTCATTTTACTTTCATCCCTCATTAGTATAAATTATAATAATATTTTTTTCAAAATACCTTGATTTTTTAATACTTCATTTAATACTGATCTGTAAAACGGTCTAACATTCTTCATATTTCTCCTAGCATTATAACTCGTAAACCACCTCACTTTATCTTTTTCAAACATACCATGTTTACCTACATGTTGAGGAAATCTTTGTTTCATTAATTTAAAATTGTTTTCAAAATATGAAGGCAAATAAGGATCATAAGGAATAAAAAATAGATAACTTGTAAAACCATTTTTATTTACTTCTAATAGCATATTATCTTTCACTATACTTTTTAATTGGTTCTTGCAGCCAAAAAAACCATTCAATTCTTCACAACCTTCTCTTAATGCAGTTTCATAACGTGTTTCTTTTCCTTCACGTCCGCCTCCAAAATCACTCCACTGCTTTTCATCATGTTCTCTTCCTAATAAAAACATTATTTTGCCATTATGTACTGTTACTGGTAAAAGTCCACCACCCATTTAAACTATAATGAGATATTGATTTTATATTCTTATCTATTACTATCGTGCTTTTTTTTCGGTTCCCTTTTCTATGCTATTTACTTATAAAATTGAACCTATAATTATTAAACATATTTATACACAAGTAAATGAACATGGCAACCAAGCAAGATATGACACATGTTAAGAATATCTCTTTGTACATACCACGAATGGCTGAAGATAGCCACAAAGATAGCCAATTTAGTACTCTAAAAGAGTTTGTCGCTTATAGATTTAGAACTCTTGCTATTGGTATTGTTAAAGATATTCAATTGAAAAATGGTTTTACCAATAAAGATGGTCGCATTTACTACAAAGCATTTATTCATTTTGATGAATGGTTTGATAATGCTACTACAAGAAGCTTGCAACATCGGATTTTCAACCCACGCGATTATGGAAATAGCTGTGCAAAACTAGTTTATGAAGATCCACACTTTTGGATGCTACTCGAAAATAAGCACAACGACCAAAAACAATATGCTTTTGAACTTGTTTCAAAGCTTGAAAAACAACTCGCACAAGTCGCTCAACTAGCCGAAATGTTTAAACTTTCACAAATTAATGCACAATATCATTATTCTTCACCTCCTCCTGGAAATAAACGGTCACGAGTTTCTACGCATGGTTTCTAATAATATCAATTACTTATAAAATTGAATTACTTTATCATCTTACTTATTTTTTTTACAATACACTATCAAAAATGACAAATCGCTCAAGAGTTTATCCCATTCCACACGAAATGCAATACACTTCTAGTATTGAAGTTATTGTTCATCAACCTCAAGAAAAAAATATTTCTCATAAAATAGAAAATCTTTCAGAAAAAAACTTTTTACAAAATCTGGTATCATTTGTTTGCTATATTATTACTGACAACTCAAATAGTAAGGCTGATACAGACTCTATATCATATAACAATGATCTTTCAAATGCTGAGTTAGGGTTATGCAGAAAGCCCATTTATAAAAAAAATATTGTATAAAAATAAAATTATAAATACGCTTTTCAAAAAAAATTGAAATTAATTTTTTAAAACTTATATTTTACATCCTCATACCAGCAAATATACTTATAAAATATGTCCGTTGCAATTGTCACACGCGAAGCCACTATGCGATCTGTCTGCCCATTCAGCAGTCAAGTAATATACCCTGGTGATCGTATAACTAAATACACACAACAACAACATGATGCATTTATTGCATCTATCAAGACTCGTTTGCCCGATCATTTGATCAATGCAATAATCTACTCTAGTAATGGAGTAAATACTAAGATTGGTCGTTGGGGCTTAGATGCACATACTAATTGGTTGGCAAAAAAATCGTCATCTGGACGCACTATAAAGCCCGTTCTCAAGCAAGAACATCGTAGTTTCGTAGCCGGTTCTGGATTCTCTGGATGTGACCAATATGATCGTGGCTATAACCGCGGTCAAGGCGCAGGTGTTACACCAATCAATAATAACGCTGACTTGAAAAACTTTGTCGTGGACGATACTCAGGTCGATTACGACTTGTCTTTACAGCCAGATGAGGAGTTTCGTTATTGCGAAGAAGAATGGAATGATGATGAAACTAGTGATGAAGAAGATGAATGGTCATGTGATTCAGACGAAGAGTAAATAAAAATAAAAAAACTAAACTATACCAATTAATACCGTAAATCAATACAATTCTTTTCTTATTGTTTATTAAACAACATGCTATATCACATTAGTGATGGGATTTTTGTCGCCATTTATGCTATTTTATATTCTGCGCTCGAAATAGAAATTGAAGCTCAACACGGTTGGGCTGCCAAGCTTCCTACTGTACCTATGTTTGGTACTAAGTTTACAGGTTATCACATCTTAATGAATATAACGGTTATTATGAGTTTAGCGTATGCTTTAATGCCCAGAGGTTTCTTTTACGGAGTTTTTTACATTATTGCTTGGTTTTTAATTGAAGATTTTTGTTGGTTTGTAATATCACCTTATTACGGGCTTGATAAATATAATAAAAAAGAAGTTACATGGCATGGCGATAATTGGCCTCTAGGTATTCCCATACACAATTATTACGGGTTGGCTGCAATGACCACATGTGCATTTTTGGCTAATGATATGGAGCTTTTCATTGGTGCTTTGGTTATGAGTTGTTTTGTTATTTTAAGCATTTTACTAACTCCAAAATACCATAAATTGTATTATGAAGCCAGAGAAAAACATAAATAAAAAATTAAAATCTACCTCCTCCTCTTTTTTATTTTTTATTTTTTATTTTTTAACGGTACCATTTTCGTAGTTGGGTACCTGCATACATAGTTCCTGTTCTCCTTGCTGTTCGACGATCACATTTAAAGAAGCACTCTCCTGTTACACATGTAATCACTAAGCCAACTATCAAACTCGCGAAACAGAATGTGGTTAGCATTGTGGCACAATGAGACGATTCCATACACATTTCAACGAAAATGCCTGTGACAAGATCAGCGACAACCTCAGCGATGAGATTATCATCTTCGTCGCTTTCAGCCTTCACCGCCACAAACATTGAGAACAAGAGAATCGCCAATATCACATAGACCGTTGTCTTCGGAAAAGAACCACAGCGAGTCACTCGCGTTGGTTTCTTGGTAATTACAACAGGCTCTTGATTTGTCACATGTTGTGAAATCATAGGCAGTGGATGAGTAGTATGGAGTGGCTTATTTGTCTTATACACTTTCTTGTAGTAGACCCCTTCCTTCTTTACACAATTACCTTTTACACCACCGCGGATCGTGTTTTTGATTTCACTATCCGGGACATATGGAAGTGTTGTATTGCGATTTACGTATCTCTTGATATCATGGTATGTTGCGCCTTTACGACCACCACACGTGGTTATTGCTTCATGTACCAGACGCTGTGTTTGTCTGCGATATTGAATACTGTGTCTTTTAGTAGGACTGCGAGGCATGTTTTTTGTATATCGATTAAAAGCTTTGAAAACGGTTATATAGCTGCTGGGGATACACAATACATATTTCTAACAATTTATTTCAATTTTTTTTGTTATATAAAAAAATCCTAATAAATAAGTACTTTAACGTAGTTAGTAATTAATTTAACATAAAAAATTGATTTTATTTTAAATTATAATTATAATTTAACACTAAAAGAAAATATGGCTTGGTATGAAGAAAGTGGTCCAACAAAAGCTGAAGCTATAAATGATGCAAAAAACTCATTCAAAAATCAAGATTTACCAGAATATGTTATAGAAAAATGTGTTCAATCTGAAATAGATCAATATGGTGGTCTTGGAAGTTACAGAGGATATGCCACATTCGCACGTCAAACAATACTACAAAGAATAAATCAAATGATAAAAACTAGAAAAGAAAAAATATCTATTATAGAAAAAAATCCATATTTTCAAAGATGGATGAACTATGTATTATATCGTCCACCAGATGAAACTCTAGGTCATAAATCATTACGTTATCGTGATGCATTAAAATCATTCTCAGAAAAAAGTAATTTAATGTAAAAAATGTAGACTAAGCTTTTAATCATCATAAATAAAAAATTGAAATACGCAAACATACCTATTTTTTATGCATCACAAAATCCATCAAATCTCTATCTTATCTTCTCAAAGAAAAACATGGCTTACTACATCAATGGTTACGCTACCCCTGCGGCTGGTCTCGCAGCTTTAAGGCAGATGAAACGTGAAGAATGCTGCAAAAGTCAGTTCAAGTTCCTATGTACAGCTTGTGGAGAACACGTGAACCGCGGAGACAAGATCACAAAGGCAATGACGTGCCGCGAAGGGATGACCTTGCGGTTTCGCGGTTGCGACTCAACTAGCCCGTACTGTGGAGCAGGAGACACGTGCTTTTACCAGCCGAATACCGGCGACGTATGGGTTCACATCGGTTGCATCCCGTACATGTTCAATACTTTTACCAACAAGTATGAAAAAGAACCAACGGCCTTCCTCGCGGACCCGAAAACACCGATAGACTTCCCACTCAAGCACGAGATTACCCGTTTGAATCGCGCGGCGGGTATCATCCAGCGCGCTTGGCTTTCTAGAAAAAGCCGCAACACGCGGGTCTGGATTGTCATGGACAAGTTTTCCAAGGCAGAAAGAGTATACCGGGGGATGATAACCGACATTATAACTCATCCCTTCATGCTCATTGTCACATTCAGTGATGGCGAAAAAAGAATGTATCATCCTACCCATCTTGCTCTTCTCAATCACGAAGGACTTCGACGAATCTATACAGGCCCGACTATCTGCAGCTTTTCAAGGATTGCAGACCTTAACTATGGCCATCTTTTAAAGTTTATTAAAAAAGAACTTCCGGAAAGTGGAAGTATTATTCACTAATTACAATAAAAAAACAAAAAAAACAAAAACAAAACTGTACATATTTTTCTTACATTACAAGTAGCGTTAAAAAATATGTACTTTTTTTTATATCTAGTTATATCAAAGAGATTTAACAATTTTTAATCTCTTTTTTGGTTTGATTTCAAGTGAAGTAGGGCAATGATCTGAGCCCATAATACCAGGGTGAATATCTGTAGCTTTTATCCAAGAACTATATTTTTTAGGTACTAAGAAGTAATCAATTCTCCAGCCAATATTTTGCTTTCTCTCCCATGGACATCTTTGATTCCAATAAGTAAACTTTTTCTCTGCACCAATATTATTTTCACGATAACTATCTATCCATCCAGTATCTAGTATAGCCTTAAAATTGTCTCGCTCAACATCTAAGAAACCAGCTACTTTATTCTCCCATTTTTCAGGTTTTGCTACATCAAGTGCCTCATTTGCTACATTGAAATCTCCACATACAATAGTCGGTTTTAACATATTTAATTCATTAATCCAATCTCGAAAATGCTGATCCCATATACATGTTCTATATAAACATCTATCTGTTCCAGGACCTTGTGAATTAGGCGTGTATACAGTAACTACTATTACCTTTTTAAACTCTACTGCTGTTATTCGCCCTTCACTAATTGATAAACTCATAGGCTCAATTTCTCTGATAGGCTTTATTTTGCTCCATATAGATGTTCCGCTCAAACCTTTTCGTTGATCTGTGCCATCACAAGCTCTCCAGTAACGATAAGGGTACATCTTTGCTAAGTCTTCAGGCATTTTAACTTGTTGCTCT